GTAATGGAAGCAATGGAAGTTGAACAGGCAGCGCAATCAGATCCTATACAGGCAGAACTTTCGCAAATGGCTTAAAAACTAAGGGTTTTAATATATGAACCTATCCAGTCTAACGGAGACAGAGCTGAAAGAAGCTCTGATGTTAAAAGAAAAGCTAAACAACTACGCCGTACAGGAAAAGTGTCAAGCCAGCTTTTTAAATTACGTAGAACACATCTGGCCCGAGTTTATTTGCGGGCGCCACCATAAGGTCTTCGCCCAAAAGCTACAAGACGTTGTAGACGGTAAGTGCAAGCGGTTGATCGTTAACATGCCTCCTCGTCATACCAAGTCTGAGTTTGCGTCTACCTTTTTCCCATCTTATATAATGGGACTCAAACCCAAGATGAAGATAATGCAAACCACGCATACGGGGGAGTTGGCTGTACGATTTGGTCGTAAAGTGCGTAACTTGATGGATCAAGAGGAATACAAAAAGATATTCCCTGAAGTTAAACTGCAATCCGACAACAAATCTGCGGGACGTTGGGAAACCAACAAAGGTGGCGAGTATTTCGCTGCGGGTGTAGGCGGAGCGGTAACGGGACGTGGTGCCGATTTATTGATTATTGACGATCCCCATTCCGAGCAAGACGCGCTCAGTCCTACGGCTTTAGAGTCAGCGTACGAATGGTACACCTCAGGTCCTCGTCAACGTTTACAACCAAACGGTGCCATCGTTATAGTGATGACGCGTTGGAGTGCTATTGATCTAACCGCTAAGTTAATGGAGTCTCAGAAAGAACCGTTAGCCGATCAATGGGAAGTAATAGAGTTTCCAGCCATATTCCCAGATACGGAGAAACCGCTCTGGCCTGAATTCTGGCCGCAAGACGAATTGCTTAAAGTAAAAGCTTCGTTGCCTGGAATGAAATGGAACGCTCAGTGGATGCAAAACCCTACGGCAGAAGAAGGTTCCATTATAAAACGTGAATGGTGGCAACGTTGGGAAAAAGATTCTTTGCCAAACGTAGACTACATTATGCAATCGTACGATACCGCGTTTTCTAAAAAGGAATCTGCTGACTTTTCAGCCATATCCACGTGGGGCGTGTTTCGTCCTACGGATGACTCACCCGATTGTATTATTCTTTTGGACTCTCAAAGAGGACGATGGGACTTTCCTGAACTTAAAGAAATAGCGATGCGTGAGTACAATTACTGGGAGACGGATATGGTGCTGATTGAGGCCAAAGCGTCTGGTACGCCCTTAACTCAAGAACTGCGGCGAATGGGAATACCCGTCGTTAATTACTCGCCAAGCCGAGGTCACGACAAGACCACGCGCATGCACTCGGTAGCTCCCGTCTTTGAATCGGATATGGTGTACGCTCCAAAACGCATGTTTGCAGAAGAGATGATAGAAGAGTGTGCGTCTTTTCCATTTGGAGCGCACGATGATTTATGTGATACTATGACGCAAGCAATTATGCGTTTTCGTGAAGGTGGCTTTTTAAGTCTCGATTCCGATTACGAAGATGAAGACAGAGGCGTACGACAAAGGATTTATTATTAATGGCAATAGAAAGACAAACACCAGATCCCGTAGCTTCAACTCCAGAAGAGTTGGATATGACCACTGCGCAAGATACCGATGATATGGACAATCAAATTATTGAAGTTCTGGAAGGACTGCAAGAATCTGACGTAGCCATACAAGAAGACGGTTCTGCAATTTTAGGACCCGAACCAGAAACGCAAATGAGTTCTGAGTTTGATGAAAACCTAGCCGACGCTATTTCTGACAGTGAACTGGATCGTATCTATATAAACTTAACGGGATCAATTGACGACGACAGATCTTCTAGAGAAGACTGGGAAAAAACCTACACCGATGGCTTAAAGTATTTAGGAATGAAGTTTGATGAAACGCGTTCCGAACCGTTTGAAGGTGCTTCAGGCGTAACTCACCCTTTGCTGGGCGAAGCCGTTACTCAATTCCAAGCGCAGGCTTATAAAGAATTATTACCCGCAGGCGGTCCTGTTAAAACTCAAGTAGTGGGTGCTTACAATTCTGCTATGGAAGAACAAGCGCAACGCGTACGTGAGTTTATGAATTACGAAATCATACACGTAATGGACGAGTACGACGAAGACTTGGATCAAATGTTGTTCTATTTGCCGTTGGCTGGTTCTGCGTTTAAAAAAGTGTATTACGACGAAAACCTACAAAGACCTGTCTCAAAGTTTGTAGCTCCTGAAGATTTAATCGTTCCTTACTACACCACCGATTTAGAATCTTGCCCACGCATCACTCACGTTATTAAGATGCCAGAGAACGACGTTCGCAAACTGCAAGCGATTGGTTTCTACAAAAAATTTGACCTGCAACCAGGCGAAGAAACTGACCAATACTCTTCACTCGATACCGAGAAAGAAAGATTGGAAGGTATGGAACCCACTTCTGATAGCGATGAAGTGTGTGTGTTGTATGAAGTTCATTGCAATCTTGACCTAGAAGGGTTTGAAGATATGGGTGAGGACGGAGAAGAAACAGGAATTAAGTTGCCTTACATAGTAACAATAGACTCCAATACTGAAAACGTATTGTCTATCAGACGCAACTTTAAAGAAGAAGACCCGATGAGAAAAAAGACCGAATACTTTGTTCACTTTAAATTCTTACCAGGTTTAGGATTTTACGGATTTGGATTGACTCACATGATCGGTGGTTTGTCTAAAGCGTCTACGTCAATACTCAGACAATTGATAGACGCGGGTACGCTTTCTAATTTGCCTGCTGGGTTTAAAACTCGAGGCATACGCATCAGAAATGAGGATGAGCCTATACAACCAGGTGAGTTTAGAGACGTAGACGCACCAGCAGGTTCTTTACGTGATGCCATACAACCGTTGCCGTTTAAAGAACCAAGCAGTACCTTATTGTCTTTACTAGGATTATTAGTACAGTCAGGACAACGTTTTGCTTCTATTGCCGAGATTGCAGTAGGAGAAGGCAACTCCCAAGCACCCGTAGGGACCACTTTGGCGTTAATGGAAAAATCGACCAAGGTATTGAGCGCTATTCACAAACGTCTCCATAACGCTCAGAAAAAAGAGTTTGGATTACTCGCAGACATCTTTTCGCAAAGCTTACCACCTGTTTATCCCTATCAAGTTTCAGGTGGACAAAACGAGATCAAGCAGAGCGACTTCGACGGAAGAATAGATATTTTCCCTGTTAGCAATCCAGACATCTTCTCTACCAGTCAACGTATTGTAATGGCTCAAGAAATGATGCAATTGGTGCAATCCAATCCTGAAATTCACGGGCCAGGTGGCGTGCATGAAGCTTACAAAAGAATGTACGCATCTTTGGGTGTGGACAACATTGATTCTTTATTACTGCCTCCACCTCCTAGTGGACCTTCTCCAATGGAAGCTGGAATGGAAAACAGTCAGTTATTAATGGGACAACCCGCTCAAGCGTTTCCGCAACAGAACCACGATGCCCATATTGCCACTCACGTTACTTTGTTAAACTTGCAACCCGTTCAAACCAACGCGCAAGTACAGGCCAATATTATTTCTCACATGATGCAGCATTTGCAATTAAAAGCCGATGCTGTTGCGCAACAACAAATGCCTCCTGAAGCGCAACAACAATATCAACAGTTGCAACAACAAGCTCAACAAGCCACGCCTGTTGAAGCTCAACAAATAAACGCTCAAGCAAATGACATTTTGGCTCAATTCAGTTCTCCAATCATGTCTGAATTAATGACTCAGTTCTCTCAACAGATAGGAACGCCACCAGAAGAAGATCCTTTGGTAACAATTAGGAAGCAAGAACTTGCGTTAAAAGGTCAGCAATTGAATCAAGAGCAACAACAATTTTCGGTACGTGAAGAACAACGTCAATTGGATCAATCCAGACAAGATCAGATAGATCGAGAGCGTATTGACTCGCAACGTGATATTGCGATTATGAAGGACGAAACGACAAAGGATAGACTCGACCAACAAAAAGAACTAAAATTAATTGATCTTGGATTAAAACAATTATAACTATGATAAAAAGAACAGAAGTAAGTAAACAGAAAACACCCAAAACTTTAAACGGTAAGCAGTCGTATTCTAATAAAGGAACGCATGCCCTTAAAAAAAGTAAATCTTTTGAAGCCAGCACCAAAGCCACTCCAGGTATGGGCAAAGGTAAAGCAAGAGGAATGGGCGCTGCCGAATTTGGTGGTAAGTTTTCTGGAGTTTACTAAATGGATCCTCTTTGGCTTGCTGAAGTTTTAAACAAACTAATCAGTGAAAAGAAATCAGACTTAGAAAATTTGATTATGAACGGTGCCAAAGATTATGATGAATACAACTATCTACGTGGTCGTTACAATTCCCTCGAGGACGTAGAATCAGAAATAAGGGAATTGCTAAAAAGGAGTATTAATAACGATGAGCAAGGTACTAATACCTGACCATATCGCAAGAGAAGTCGAGGACGAAAAAAAAGAACCCGTTGAACAAACTAACCCAGAGATAGAAGAGGCGTATGTTAATACAGACGAACGTGTTTTAGACCCCACTCTTTTAGACAAATCATTTTTAGAACGCATGCCCCAGCCGTCAGGTTGGAGAATGTTGATTCTTCCCTACAAAGGAAAAGCCGTTACTAAAGGCGGAATCCATTTAGCAAAAGAAACCGTAGACAGAGAATCTCTAGCAACCGTTGTTGCTTATGTCGTTAAGATGGGACCTTTGTGTTATGCAGACCAGAACAAATTTGGCGATACCCCGTGGTGCCAAGAAAAACAATGGGTATTAATTGGCAGATATGCAGGAGCTAGGTTTAGACTTGGTGACGATGCAGAGTGCCGTATTATTAACGATGACGAAGTCATTGCAACAATAGACGATCCTGACGATATAGTCAGCGTCTAACATGAGGATAAATCATGCCAGAATCTGAAAAAGTTGAAGCAACCGAAGCTCCCGAGCTTACAGAGGTTGTAGAGCTAGACGAAGAAACGAAAGATGAATCGGAAGTTCAATCTGTTCCTATAGAAGACGTATCAGTAGAAGCTGAAGCGGAATCTAAAGACGCAGAAGAATTAGAAGACTATTCTAAAAACGTACAAAAGCGTATTTCTACGCTGACTAAGAAAATGCGCGAACAAGAACGCGCTGCTGAGTCTGCTTATGAATACGCTAGAAATTTACAAGCTGAAAACGAATCTTTAAAAGTAAACACCAGCCAGGTAAATCAAAATTATCAATCTGAAGCTAATGGGAGATTAAAAGCACAACGAGCGCAAGCCAATGCTGTTTTAAAATCTGCCTATGTAGACCAAGATTGGGACAAGGTAACAAAGGCCCAAGATATACTGGATAAAATTACCGTTGAAGAAAGTAAATTGGCAAACAATAAAATGTCAATTGAGCCTCAACAACAGCAATACCAAACGTATCAACAGCCTCAACAACCTCAAATGCCTCCGCAACAACCACAAGCTCCAGATCCTGCCGCAGAAAGTTGGGCAAATAAAAACGAGTGGTTTGGAGACGATGAAGCAATGACTTTGGTGGCTTTTAACATACATAAAAATTTAGTAGAAAATGAAGGGTTTGATGTAAATGATTCTTCGTACTATACTGAAATAGATAAACGTATCAGAAATGAGTTTCCACATAAGTTTAACAACGGTGGAGAAGTTCAATCAACAGGTAGGTTACAACAAACTGTAGCTCCCGCTGGTAGAAGTGAAAGTTCTGGACGCAAACGGCAAGTAAAGCTCTCTAAGAGTGAAGTTGAAATGGCCCGTCGTTTGAATGTACCGTTAAAAGAATATGCTAAACACATAAAGAGGTAGACAAATGACAGATAAAAAAGAATTAAATGAATCAATAGATGCGAAAGCATCAACTGAAAACAGAACATCACGTTCTGCTGAAACTCGAGCTAAAGATACTGCTCGCAAACCTTGGCGTCCCCCATCAATGTTGGAGACACCACCTGCACCTGAAGGATATTCCTACAGGTGGATTAGAGCTGAAATCGTTGGACAGGAAGATAGAAAAAATGTAACTGCTAGGCTAAGAGAAGGTTTCGACCTTGTTAGAGCTGAAGAGTTAGATGGATTTGAAATTCCTACGCTTGACGATGGAAGGCATGCAGGTGTGGTATCCGTGGGCGGTTTGCTATTGGCTAAGATACCTGACGAAACGCGACTAGAGAGAAACGCCTATTTTCAAGGACGCGCTCAAACGCAACAAGATGCGGTTGACAACGATTTAATGCAGGAATCAGATCCAGCCTCTCCGATCTTACGACCAGAGAGAAAAACAAGCGTAACTTTTGGTGGCGGTAATCGTGAATAATGATTATTGCTATTTTATAACTAACTAAATAGGAAATGTATTATGTCAAATAATGATGCAGCTTTCGGTTTAAGAACAGTTGGCAAATTAGGTTCGAGTCCTCAGAATGGTGGGACTACAGGATATAAATTG